TGATCGCCAACATTAAATAAATTTGTTGAATTATATGTAATTGTAACGACAGAACCCGTTCCAGACGTTGCTGTTGTCGCTGCAGACGGACTTGGAGGAATAACGCCATTACCAAAACCGCCAACGCCATAACCGCCAACGCCAAATCCTGTTCCCGTCGGAAGAGGAGCAGGTGAACGATAAACAATAATGTCAGCAAATCCTGCATTGGAAAGAGCGTATGTGACAAGCAGCGTGCAAGATTGCAGACCTGAAGAAACAACAGTTGTTGTTGCGTTTAAATACTTTATTTCTGTGTATGTTGATGTCGTTGAAACGTCTACAACGCGTGCATTGGTTGCATTGTATCCAGCCGTTGGGCAGTTTTCGATCGTTATAGAATCGCCTCTTGTTACGCCATATCCCAAGGGGATGCGAACAGATGCTACTGTTCCAGTTCCTGCGAAATATATTGGCGTTACTCTTGTCGCCGTATTATCAGCGCCAATGCTAAATTGCGTTGTTGTGTTAGCCCCGTTTTCGTCACCAACATTTAAAACGGTATAGTTGCCAAGCAAGCGAACCGTCCCGGCGTCAACGGCATCAATTACTGGAAATATATCTCCAGCCTGATAATTATGATTGGGGAAATATACATAAACTATCGATTGTTCATTCGTAAATCTGAACACAGGCATATCGCCCAAGCCAGGATTTACTGACGCTGAATTAGTAACAGCTGGCTGAGGATCGCCTAAAGCATCTCGAGCTGTGATTTGAAAGTTATTTATGCTGACATATTGTGTTCTATACAAACCAAATAAAACAATGCCACCAACGCTTATTGGCGTCTTAATATAAATTGAACTGTAGCTATTGAGATTAGAGCCTGGGATATAAACATCTACCGTTGCAGATCCAGCTCTTGTAACAAATCCATTGCCATAGCCTACGCTTCCGCCCGTAGCCGTAGCAGCCGCAAGGGTGGAGATCGTAAATTCAAACTGATTATAGGCAGGAACAGCCGTTACAACGAATGATCCGTTGTAATAAGAATCTGACATGCCGGTAATATAAACGTAGTCGCCTATCTCAAAAAAATGGTAACCCGTAATCGTTATTGTCGCCGTTGACCCAGAAGCAGCTCCGGTGCAGGCAAAGAAAAACGGCGTATAAATACTTGCAGACTGCGTATAAATGCCAAGATCAAGCTCGGTAATGGTTGGCGTTAGAACCTCTCTCTGGCCGTTTGAAATAACAGAGAGACCAGCGCCGTTATTTGCATCGCCTTCTGCGCCAACGCCAAGATATGTCGTCGCGTTTGTATCTTCCCAGGCCCATAAAGCCCTGACGACAGTTGGCAGAGAAGCATTAAAATATTTGACCCATCCGCCTAGCTTTTGAACAAGAGCAATATTCTGCTTATCAGGAATAAAACGTATAAGATTGCTTTCAGATATCGCAGCTTCGTTTAATGCAAGCGTGCGATTCTGATCTACGCCAGGAATAAGCTTGAGCGTTGAATGCGGCATCTATATCACCGTGTCGGCGTAGCAGTTGTAGACGTGCTTTGCGATGACCACGCAGCCGCCTCGAACTTCTTGCGGTTTTCTTCGGACGCCGCACTCTTCAGTAGCGTTTGATATTGCGTCTCATACGTGATTGGCATTTGCGGATCATTGCCTTGCGCGCTCGAGAAGTTGCGCTGATAAGCAGCAATATAGATCATGCTTGCCAATATCATTAATTCAGGCAGGTAAAGACTGATAAATGTTGTCGTCGTCGTGCTTGCAAAATTAGGATATGCAGCGCCTGTATTTGATAAATAGCTAGACAAAAATGTCGCATCAGACGCGCCAGGACCAAGGCTTTGCGGGCGATATGTGCCAACCAATTCGACAGTGTAATTTTGATCAGGGAAAGGCCCGACGTAAAAAGTATAATCATCGAACGGGCAAAAGTATTTTGGCATCGCCGTGTAGGTGTAATCACCATAAACGGCGTCTAGAAATTCTTTTGTCGTCGGCAAAAGAGGATATCGTATTGCCGCGTTAGGGTCAGATACGCCGATCGGCGTTAAGATGTTAATCTGCTCAGGCACAACAAACGTGCCGGCTGGGACAGCTAATTGCCGATTGCCTGTGGTGAGCGTGTAGGACGTGGTCGAGATTGACGTGAATAGAAAGTCTAGGTCTCGATAGATTCTATTCTCGGCATAGGTAATCATCGCCGGGAGGATGGTTAAAAAATTAGGGTCAGTCGTATCGACGACTGCCATCGTGGCAATTTGTTTAAGATAATTTGCGCCCGTAGCCGGCGTGCCGTTAAAGCTAAGACCTGTCGTCATCTAGAACCCCATAATTTAGGGCAGTTTACCATAAGACAGGGTCCGAAAGCTACTTGCGTCCCCATCCGCATAGCTCCTTTCCGATCCGGTTGTGCTCTTTGGCTTCCCAAATCGTTGGGTCTGTGTCTCTTGAGCTCCAGTAAATGGGCTTTGCTGTTGCGCAAAATGTTGCCTGCTGACTAATCGGGGCGCTTGAATCCATCGTCGTCGCGCACCCCGCCAGGATTAAGCTGACGCTCGCGCTCAACAGCAAGACGGGCTTCAAGGGCTTTATGTGCCGCATCTATCTGTGCCTTTAGGTCTGCCACCTGCTGCTGCGTCTTACCCGCATCAACAAGGTCCTTGGCGTAAAGCCAATCAAACATCTTACCAGCAGCCGCAAATAGGCTGCCAATAATTGTCAGGATGGCGTAGATCATTTGCCGGTGACGTTAAAGTCTTTAGCGGCAACAAGACCAATGCCGATCAGCGCATTCTGAAGGGCTGGCCAATCAAGCGTCTTGGTTTGCCAAGCTTGAATACCAACAGTGATAAGTGTGAGAATGCCAGGAATAGTTGTCAGAAGATTTTTGAAAATACCCATTTGATTCCCCTATTTCGTTAAAGCCAAAATTTGATTCTTTACATCAGCGATTCTCGCAGACCAGCCTTTGCCAAAGGTGCTCCAAATGGACAGGCTTTGCATAAACGCTAGGCGCTTATTGGTCACAGCCATTGCGACGTAGGTTTTCGTGGCTTGTATTGTTGCAGGCCCTATCTGGCCATCCTGCGTAACGCCAACAACTGCTTGCAGATATTTGGCCGCTCTTGATACGCCGCTGTTTACTGCAAAATCGAACACAGCAAAATCAACGCCAGAGGGCAAATCATCTCCAGAAATAGCATCCCAGTATTGCTGTTTATAAATTGCTGCCACAGCTGCATCGCTGATATTGCGAACGCTTTGGGTTGGGAGACCGTTTTTCTTTTGCCAAGCATCATAGACCGCTTGCGTAATGCCTTTCATAGTGGGTCCACCCGGATCATTTTTATGGTCTGAGTAGCCTCCTTCATACTTTAAGACCTGTTTAAGAGCTTGCGGATAATTTTCCTTCATTTGTCGGCCTTGTCGTCTAACTTGTCGAATATCTTGCCGAGCATTTCTTTTATTTCTTTCATGCTTTCAGCAAACTCATCCTTGCGGAGATAATGACTTGGGAGCTCAACTTCGATCTTATGGATGTCTTCCTTTAAATCCTTAACCGCTACCCAAAGTTCTCTTGCAAACCAGCCAAAAACCGCTACAGCCACGCCAAGGCCGAAATTGAGTATGGTTTGGAAGTCCATCATGTTTTCTCGCCCGTATACCACAGGAGATTCTCCTGTAGCCGTTTGTCTTCTGGGTCGAGCTCACAGGCGAGCTTGCCCTGTTCAATCGCTACTTCCGTCATCCCAAGACGATACGCCGCAATCGCGGCATGATCGTGCGGGAGAGACCCCCAAGAAGCCGCTTCGGTAGTATAAACTAATTCCTTATTTTTAATAGATAGGGCGCGCGTTGCGGCACCATAACTTTCTGCCCATTTGTGCTGCTCATAATATAATTTCGCCAACGCGACCCAAGGCTCGCGCGTGTGTGGCGCTTCAGCTGCCGCCTTGTGATACCAAGCCTCTGCGGCAATTTGATCGCCAAGCGCCGCATAGCATTGACCCAAAACGCGCATGGCGTAGCATCGATCGTTGACCCAAGTCGCTTCTGGCATTTTGAGATAGCGATTTAGCGCCTCAATCGCCTCTTCGTAGCGGTTATAAAAATAAAGCTCCCGCGCATAGTAGAAGGCGTTTCGCGGGCAATGCGGGTCTTCTTTGACCGATAGCTCCAGCGTTTCCATGTAGTGCCCCCGGCTTTTTGTCGGGTCAGGATGGTGGGTTATGAGTAAAAAGTCTGTGTGGGCCCACACCTCAGTGATTCGCAAGTCTGCGCGTATGTGCTCGTGGCAGGGATGGTGCCAGTAATAGCCGTGGCGCGCGTGGATCTTTTCTGAATAGAAAACGATACCTAAGCTCCAATCGAACTTATAGCGTAAGTGCGTCGTTTCTGGCGTCCAGACACGCTCTATTTCCTCACGCCAGCCGGGTTCCATAACTTCATCAGCATCAAGGCAAATGCAGACGTCATAGTCTTTTGGGATCAGCATCAGCGAGGCGTTTCTGGCGTGATCGAAGCGCCAAGGCGTTACGCAAATATCATGAACAGTGACGCCGTTTTCCTTTGCGATCTTTACTGTATCGTCCGTAGAGCCAGTGTCGGCTATGAGGAGCAAGTCTGCGTCTTGTGCTGATTTGGCCCAACGCTCAATAAACTGCTCTTCATTTTTTGTGATCGTATAGACGGCAATCTTTAGTTTCTTTTCCATCTTTTTTCTGGCCCCTTCTCCAAAAAATAGATCCAAATATTGTGGGCGATTCTTTATTAGCCACGGCATGGCTTCGTCATGCAGCTTTTGCGTGTTTTGTCCTAATGTCTGCG